TATTGGTACTGTTCTAGGTGCAGTCCCTACGGGCATTGCAGGTAATCTAACTTCTGACTTACTTCAGGGTGAAGAGCCAGACTACGGCAAAGCTGTACATGAGGCTCTTATAGGTATGGGATTTGATGTAGCTACTCTAGGTACAGCAAAATTATTAAAGCCTATGTATCTTTCAGCACAGAAGTCACTAGGCTTTGGTGCTAAAGAAACAGCAGAACAAATAGCCAAAGAACTAAACAAGGTAAGTGCCGCAGGTACTCCAGAATCTCTGAGAGCAACACAGCAAATCCTTACGGAGCGTGGTGCGTCTTTGACTCAGTTCCAAACAGGTCAAGCACCGTGGTGGGCTGTCTTTGCTGAAAAGCTAGGCGAAAGTGGTATATTGTCTAAGCAGTTTGCTGACCAAAACATAGCCAACGTGAACCGTGCGGCATCTGAAGCTATACAAGAGTTGACTGATGGTATTGCATTAAGAACAACAGCAGACTCTGCTAGTATTGGTCAGGGTGTTCTTGACGTTGTGTCTTCAGCTAGAGTAGCACTACAAGATGCTTACGGTGAAGGACTAGATGATATACTATCTAAAGTAGGTAACAAACAAGTTGACATATCTACCATTAAAGCACCTTTACAAAAGTTCTTAAATAAAGACGTTATTGTTAGTAGAGGCTTTAAAGAAGTTGTTGACCCTAAGACAGGTAAAATAGTTAAAAAACCTTTCACTAAAGAAACAACAGCATTGTCTAAAGATTCTTTAAACTACATTAAGCAAAACATAGCACCTTTCTTAGATGCTCCGCAGATGGATGTACGGTCTTTGTTATTGCTCGATAAAAGGCTTTCTAAGGAACTTCGTCAGCTAGGTGATATAAAGGGTAAGAATTACAACGAAGCGGCTCACAGAGAGATAGGGGAGCTTCAGGACATACTCAAGGACACAATGGTTCGTATTATCGGACAGGCTGACCCAAAAGTAGCCCAACAGTACAAAAACTTGAAGAGTTCCTACAAGCAAGGTCTTGAAGGTTTGTTACCTAAAATAAATAAAAATGTAATTCTCAGGGCAGAAGGTGCAGACTACGATGCTCTTGGTAACTTACTAGTCAGACAAACCAACGTAAGTAAAATACAAGCTATGTTAAGTAGTGTAGACGAGGCTTACAGACAACTAGGAAGAGCAGGGGCTAAAAAAGGGGACATACCTTATAATACAGCTAAGGACGCTAAGAAGGCAATCAGAGCAGGATTCATTAAGAATCTCTTGCCTGACGTAGGTGAAGCAGGTTTTGACATAAAAACATACAGAAACCTAGCCAAAGAGTACTCTAAACCTAACAATGATAAAAGACTTAAGGTTATCATGGGTGAGGACTACGGACGAGTAAAGCAGCTATTTAACCTATTTGCAGAAGCCAGTGAAAGTCCTACAGGTAACTTAGGTACTATCTTCCTACGGGGTAAGGAATACTCGGGTGCTAGTGCTTTGCTTGCAACAGGAGCAGGTGGAGTAACAGGAGGTGTTGTAGGTGCTACAGCGGGTCTCGGTGCTGTACTTGGTATACCTTTTGTTCTAGCCAAGATTACTTCTAGTCCTAGAGCGGTAAACAGACTGTTATCTTTTGAGAAGAAACAGTTTAAATCGCCAGAGGCAATGGAAACAGCTAGTCTTCTTGTTGTTAGTGACATCATGGAACTATTGACTGATGAAGAGAAAGCTGAGGTTCGTCAAACTTTAAGACCACAGGAATAACAAAAGGGGGCATTGCGCCCCCTAAGTTTTACTTTAGACTATCTCACACGCGCCTCCCGTACACGCTAGTTCTTGCGAACCTGTCGTTGTGTCTTCCTTCTCGAAGTGTTCTAGGTCACTCCAATTAACATCAACTGGCATAGCCTTTAGTAGTTCTTCGTACTTCTCTGAGGTTATGTCTTCATAAGGGGCTTGCTGATAAACATGGTCACTAACTGGCAACAAGCTAATACCACTAACAGTGTCGAAGTTTTCCCATATCCATTGGGATACTTGGAGGAACTCGTCATCTGTATAATAAACAGTGATACTTGGCTTATGCTCACACCAATAGTCTTGGTACTTCTTCCAAAGTTTTAACTGTTCCATAGCACCCACTTGCTTTACTGTAGTACTGCTGTCGGGTGATTTGATTGGGAAGCTGAATACCAACGAGGACTTGCTCATTACGTCATCTTCGACAGGGAAACCTGCGGCTGTCATGTATTGAGCAAGCGGGTCTTTCTTGTCTGAACGCACTCTACGAATATAATGCTTAGAAAAACGGGGATGTATGCCGCTAGCAGAATCAACAAGCTGAGACACAGTACCGCTTGGCTTAACACAAGTAATAGCTGTAGACTGATTGATGCCAAGTTTGTCAGCCCATTCTTTATTAGTTTTGATAGCAACATCTTTCATCTCCGTTAGCCACTTCTCTATGTCTGGTGAATCATTACCCAGTATAGCGTGGTCGCAAATTCCAGTTAAGCTGACACCCAATAGTGCTTCTTCCTCAGTGTTTCTTTTCCAGATGTTTCTCAAGTATCGGAAGTCAGTCAAGGTAGCCTGTAATGAACCAATCATGGCGGCTACTTCTACTTTCTTTTTAAGACTAACCAAGTCATCGTCTGCTCTGATTACAACCTCTGACAGGTTACAGAACTGATTACTACGTAGGATAATCTCAGAGCAAGGGTTAGTACCAAAGGAATGCTCAGGGTCTCTACGACCATTCTTAGCGGCTACCTTCTGTGCCGCAACGCGACTAAAGATACCACGTTCCCCTGCCTTACTGTCATACATTGTGTGCATCTCAGATAGGAATGACTCAAAGTCTGGCTTCTCTGTGTATGACACACTGTTGTTAGCCAACGCACGTTGACCTTCATTACGCCACCAGTCACCTGACTTAGCCTTAGCCATACGAGGGTCTGACAAATTAGATAAACTAATCAATGCTGACCTACGTACGCCACCGACTACAACAACCTCGGCAATCTTACAGCAGATGTCGTGGCACTCAATACTGGTTAGCCTACGACCCTTAGCCTTTTGGAATATACCTACACAGAATATGAACAAGTCCTCAAGAGGCTGTGAGCCTGACGCACGACCACCAAAGGTCTTGAGTCTAGCACCCGCAGGACGTACCTTGTGCATATCCCACTTGGGTACTTTACCTGCATACAACATAGCAATCAACTCACGGAATGCACTAGCCCAACCAATCTTGCTGTCGGCTACTACAATCGTTGTGTCAGTCTCATGGAATGACTCAGCAACTGTGGGTAGCTTGTCAATGAACTGACGCTCAACACTGAACCCTACACCTGTACCGCACATAAGGACGTACATCATCTCGTCAAAGGACTTCTGATGGTCAATGTGCAGGTAGCTACAGTTGAACCCTGCTACGTTGTCCTTATCCAGAGCCTCTCCCGCGGTCATTAGACAACGCATACTGGGCATTACATCTAGGTTGTAGATAGCCTTGTACATTTTCTCACCGTCAGCCTTAGTTATCTGACCACGGTTATCCCAGAAGTCTACGTAACGCTGTACTGTCTCTGCCCAAGTCTCTCGTCTGCCTTCCTCTGGTAGCCACCGAGCGTAACGGGACTTATGTATAAACTCTTGATATTCGTTCATTTCTTCTCCTTTTGTTTCTTTGATTTGTCTTTATCCTTTTTAAAGATAGCATCCCAGTTGTCATCAAACTTCTTAGTATCTTTAGTAGGTCTTCGGGCTGACCCTTTACCATACTCTGTCTGCCCCTCATTACTTTACCTCATCTATAAGTTTAGTCAGATACCACTGTGCTTTCTTTAAGTCCTCTTTTGCTTTCCCTTTACGCTCGTATCTCCATAGGTACTTCATGGTGTTGCCCTTGAGATAACCTTTGAATGACTCAGGTGTCATGCTTTCCTCTATGGCTTCAATACACTCTATCTTACCATAGTTGTAATGCTGTGGGTTGTTTACTGGGTCTTGATTGTCCTTCACAAAGTCTTCATACTTCTTGACCAGTGTAGGGTGCTTATCTCTTAGCCTGTCCCAATCAGCAGGTGTTGCATCATCAATACTCATTATCATCCTCCGTAAACATATCTCTGTTTCTAATTAATCTATCTTCAAAAGCATCTAGCAAGTCCTCAACTGAGATGTCCAAAGCCTCAACTACCAACACTGCATCGTAGTCTCTTGCTACTGCTTCCTTGAGTTCCTCCAATGTATGTGACATCATTCTTTTCCTTCAACGTATTTAACAAGTTCCTGTGCGGTGCTGAGTGTATAATGCTTTAAACCCTCCTTATCACACCACTGTCCCATTGTAATCTTACCGCCCTTACGTACCTTCTTATGTTCATTGGATAGTAAGAATATCAATTCCCAACCATCTTCTAATATTGTATCACGAATTGACTTATATTTCAAGGTGTCTCCTACACGAAAGAAACCTTTTACCTCCACCATAACTTTCTTTTCTTCATGTACAAAGTCTGGCATATAAGTCCTGTGTACTGTGTAAGGTATGCCGTAAGGTTCATACTTAAATCCCTTACGTTTGACCTCCTTAGAAAACTCCTTCTCTAACGCTGACCTAAACTTTCCGCTTTTCTTACTCAATGTTCAACTCCTGTACTTTAGGTTCTACTTCAATGTGGCTAAAGAACTTCGGACCACCATAGTAAGAGAACGCTCTTAGGTTTGGATAGCAGTGCTTCTTGTACTGACAGTAAGAACACTTGGTTGATAGCTTCATGTTACCAGACTTGCCTTCGGGTACTGGGTCTTGACAGTAACCTTCTGGTTCATCACCTTTAACCATCTCCTTAACGTGTATTATACGCTCCTCAATGTCCCCGTCTATCTCTTTATGTATTGGTGCTTGGGTATCATCTAGGTCGTACTTAAGTACCGTTAGATGTCCATTGGCTTTGTCCATAGCTAACCAACCGAACTCACGTTTACCACAGGCATGAGCGTAGGCTTTAATCTGGTCAACGTAACCAAAGGAATCATCCATAGCCAGTGTACCATCCTTGAACTTCTTGAAGGCGTAGGAACTAGCTGACTTAACGTCAATGACAACATCGTCAATACTACAGTCCATGTGTCCTTTGATGCCCTGTACTTTGCATACCTTCTGTTCGTCAGTTACCTTGTGTCCAGACATACGAGTAAGGAACAACAGCATCTCCTCAATCAAGTGTCCGTACATGAACTTAACGTAGGTGTGAGGTTTAATCTTATCACCAACTTCAGTACCGTTAGCTACGTTCCACAGGTATCTATCGTCCCTACCGATGTTTGACAGGCGCAAAGTCCTGCCGTCTCTCTTCCTGTCCCTAGCGAACTCTGTACGCATAAGGTCTTTGACGGCTTCACCAAACTTATCAATCTCCGCTTCTACATCTACGGATTCATCTGCCTCTTTAGTCTCCATCAGTCGGTATATATCATCTACCAATGTATGTATTGTTTTACTCATCTTCAATGTCCTTAAAGGCTTTGATAACGTCAGACGAAAATAACTTTTGTAAGTTGACCAAGTACATACGGCTTGCGTTATGGTCGCCCCCTGATACCGTTCTGAACGTATCTAGTTTACTCACAATCTTCTTCAGTACTGGTGTCTTGAATACTAAGGTACAGTACTCGTCATCGCCAATGCAAAGGTTGTGAAACCAATAGTCTGACTCAGTTGCTTCAATACCCGATGGCTTGCCCCAAGACTCGTACTCGATGCAGATGTTACCAGTCTTTTGCCACAGGTCTTTCTCGGACTTAACTTCTATCTTCTTGTCCTGTAGCATCTCAGCGACCCTGTCCTCCCTGACAGAGCCGTAAGCCAAATCCAAGTCAAACTTCTTTCTGTCTGCCTTGCAGGGTTTCATTATGCCACCTTCTTTGGCGGTGTAAATCTAGCAGGTTTAAAGTTACTCGTTTGCGTTCTTGTTCTAAAAAACCCTTTATGTTCTGGGTAGGTGTTCATAAACCAACGAGCGTAGAACGCTGTATGATTATTAGGTAGTTTAAACTCAGAATCACTGTTTACTTCCGACCTG